GTCAAAATGTTCAACCATTGAGCCAATAGCTGTGCCTGTTGGAACTACTTTTTGTTTAAAACCTTTTCTAAATGATATTCTTCCTGACTCTCTTAATACAACATTACTTGCAGAAGTTAAATAACTTTGGTCTAATGTTGCAGGATTGTCTTGAGTGTTAAGTCCATTAACACCGAAATTAGTTAAAGGTTGATACGATAAAGGTTTAGCCATTATTTAATATACCAATCTGTTTCATATTGAGTATTGCCACTATCAAGCATGATTGCTTGTTTAAGTGCTTGATTTGCTTCTTGTGCCATTAAGTCTGATTGTGTGCCACCATCTTCACCACGCTCAGATATTGCCCTTGCCCAAGCATGTAAAACCACAGGTTTGCTAGGAACTTTAAGTGTAGTTGCTGCTGTTGTTAGATCATCTTGATATTTAATAATGTCAAAAGAAATAGTCTCAGCATTAATAGGAACAGGGGATAAATCAATCTTCAAATTATTACTACTATCAGCACCGTTAAAACCGTAATAATGAGGCTCTCCTGTGGGGTCTGTGGGGTACTTTACGCTGTTAAGGTAGCTTCGGCTTACCTGGACTAATTGAGTGCCTGTAGTGTTGTTTATTGCATCTACTATTTTAAACTCTTGACCAGAAGATAAATTGTAATTCTTAGTTCCTGCTGCTGTAGTTATATCTACTGTTTCTCTAAGAACTAACCAATCATGATAATTTTCTACAGATCGCTTGGCATCGTTTACTAAACCTCCAATAACTTTGTGATAGTCACTTACAGTTGTAGAGTCATTAATATTGCCAGACCAGTCAGTAGAAATTGTATCTTCTCTTAGTCTTATTAGTACCTCGTTTATTAGTTCTCTATATGTCATTATTTACTCCTATTTAGGGCGGGCGAGAGCGGCTCCGAAGAAGAAACTTATTATCATTTCGGCGAAGGAGTAAAGCTCGGCATTCTTGACCATTCCTGAAACTACTTCATAAGTAACAGTATCAGGAGTAAATTGAATTCCTAAGAATGAAAATCCTTCTGTTACTGTAGGTATAACAGTATCTAATCCAGCCAATGGTGCAAATTGAATAGCAACTAATAATCCTAAGATAACTAGGATAATTATTCGTCTATTCATAGCAGCAAATGGACTTTCTTTTGAAGCCATATCTCTAGCCATATTAATTGAAGCATTTTGTGCTTGCATAGCTTGAATCATTAGCTTTTGTTGTTCAGCATTAGCGTGTTGCTTCATGGCAAATAATTTGGCAAAAAAACCTAAAGCTACTGGTGCTATAGATGTGAGTAAACTAATCATGCTACTAACCTCAATAAATTAAACATACCCACTTCTGAAGCTATGAAGTAAGCAAAGCCACCTAACAAGAAATATCTAATTTGATTAAGCATATTAAATATTTGTTGTATCTTGGCATTGGTATCGTCAATCTTGCTAAACAGCTTGGCTATCTGTCCAGAATGTTTGTCTAATTGCAATTGCACTCTGTTATCTTCCATCATTTTTTCTTTGGTTTTTTACCGTATCCCATAATCTTCTCCTAGTTAGCTAGTGGGTTATCTAAAGACTCTTGTATCCGTTTTTCCATGTCTACTTTTGTCTTTTCTACTTTGATTTCAAACCTATCTAGTTTGTCATCATAGTTTGTTAATTTAGTGTCTACTGATTGCAATTTGCCATCAACCTTTGACTCTAAGTTCCATTGAGCATTTCTAAGATCAGTCATGTCTTTCTTTAACTCAATTTTTATAGCGTTAGCGTGTTCTTCTATTCTGATAACATCACTTGATGTCTTTTGCATTGAGGCACTTATATCGCCTAAGTCTAAGGCTGATAAGGCTTCGATCTTCTGGTACATAAGAAAACCGCCATATAGTGTACCTATAATCGTTGAAATGAACGCAAATGCACCAACAATACTAGCACCACTTACACGCAAACCAAATAGCCTTAACTTTTTGTCTTTTAAGCCTTCGCCTTTGCTTACTAATTCTTCTAAATCAGCCATCAGTTATTGAACGCTCCTTCATTCTGTATTAGCCTCAAGTATTCAATTTCTTGCTTTAATCTTTCTACTTCTAATCTTCTTCTTTGAAGTTCTAACTGATAAAGCGTATTACAATTAATTCTTTCTTTTGGTGCATCTAAAGGAATGATAATTCGAGCATATAAACCTATATCTTTTGTCTGTGGATCATTGCCTTCTTTTCCTATAATCGGCACAACTGCGTTATTGACAACTCCAGTAAATCCAAATTCAAAGTTTGTACTACCGCCTATGCTATTCTTACAATCTAAGTCACCTGCTCTAATACTGTCTGTGCCACTACTAGAACCTGCACTTGGTATGGACAAACTAACCGAACTACTGTCTGCTATAACCTGTGTACATAGCAAAAGCACAAACCATCTTAGCCAAATCACTTAAACCTCGAACAAATCCTAGACTCTACAATTGGTTTAAAGTCATCGTTACCTCTTAACTTAGATGTTGAACATATGTACTCAGCTTCCTTTGTATTTGCTTCATTCACATACACATCAAAATTAACATGGCTTAAATACTTCACTTTTAAAATCTTGTATCTTGTAACAAAAGGAATTGGATTCCAATCTTTGTCAAACACACCTATCTGATACCAACTTACATCTGCTCTTTTATTAAATACCCTCATCGTAGTCATTTTGGCACTTGGTATAAAAGACATCTTCCACTTAGGGTATGTCGGTGTCATCTCATGACTTGCTGCGTTTAGGCTTATAAAAAAAGCACACAGCAGTATTGTTAATATTACTGAGCGATACATTCTGCTACTACAACTGCTGTATATGATCCGCCAGGAAATGCTTTATTCTGTCCACCACCATAAGTTGCTTGTGATGTAACCTCAAACCATGTTGTTCCAGCATGTGTTAAAGCGTACTGTCTCATCGAACCTGTTGTTGTACTAGCTGCTTGATAACCAGACATATCAGAAGATGATGTTTGTGATACTGCAACTGCACCTGTCCACGCCACATTGTCACTTAGACTTGGACTAGAACTAAAAGAAGTAGGGTAGCTAATTTGAGCAAAATAAGCACCAGCAAGTGAGGCATCAAATCTTACTATAGGCTTTTGACCACCATCAGCAGGTGTTGTATTAAGCGTATAAGCATTTGGGTTTCCATAGTAACCTGGAGTATCAGTTGCTACTAAACAGCGTGACTGTACATTGCCTGTGATATTAGTATTGGCTTCTACTGTCTTAGAGAACATAGAGCATCCAGCAACCCCTAAAACTAAAAACATTGTCATTAATTTATTCATTTGTATTGCTCCTGTATCATTGCATCCATTAAATTATCTTGTCCTAAACTTCTTAACGCTTTTCTGTTATCAACTATCTTTCCACCGTTAAGTGAAATAGATTCCCTGTAAACCCCGCCTGGAACTTGTGCTACATAATAAGAGTTAATATTTGTAGCTGTATTCATGACTTTAAGTAGAACTCCTTGTGAGGCTGTATTAGCTATGGTTAATGCGTTTTCTGTTGCAGCCATTGCTATTTCTAATCGTTCTTTATCTTCTTCGTCTTTCTCTGTTTCTTCGCTCTTTTCCTCTTTTTCGTCATATAAGTCACTATCAGTATCTTCTGTGGCTTGTACAACAAATTCATCTTCTAAAGCATCATATATTTCTATGTCAGGTATTTTTGGTATAGGTTCTACATAATTTGGACAACTAGGATCATTTTGTGGATCTCTACATAAATCCCATCTGTACATATATAGAACTGTTGCATCTTCAATACTACCTGTTCCTGTTGTTTCTATACTTCCATTACCAAATCTTTCTATTGGTGTATAAGCTAATGGAATTACTTTTTGTATTCGCATTCCATGTTTACCAGACCAATCATCTGTTTCTTGAAAAATGTAACCACCATCTACATCTTCATTTTGTATTGTAACTGTAAAGTTATCGTCTACTTCTTTTACGGCTTTATAGTTATAAAGAACACCACTTATATCCATTCCTTCTTGAGTTGTAATCCCAAGAACTTGTGTAATCATAGGCCATGTATTACCATACAAAGCTGCATTATTACTGTAACCAAATGTATAACTAAAAGAAGATAAAGGCAGCAGCAACAGTACCCATAATGCTAAGAGCCTTATCACGCTTTTCTTGTACACTAATTTCATCTATTTCCTTTGGCATTGGTATTTCATCTGTTTTAACTGCCCATGCTCTTTTAGCTTCATCACCAATTAAACCATCTATAGGGCAAGGCGTTCCAGCCGACATCATTGCAGACCATACATCTGGATCCTGGCACATTACACTAACTGCTGCTACTTTCATTCCAAACATATATAACTTTTGTGCTTTCTTTAGTCTTAAACAGTTTTCTTCTGTGTATGTCGTACCTACTGATAAACCTAAAATCTGTGTCTGTACTGAACCACTAGAACTGATCGTACATAAATCACTATTGTTTCCACTACCAAACTGAGGCGATATAGCACTAGGCGGTGGACTTTCTACTTTAGTTGTTTGGCTACCATTTGTTGTTTGGTTAATCGTAGTTTCTGTAACTATCGGATCAGCAGCCATTACTGGTAGTACAAAAACCACCCAAAAACATACTACAATACCAAACGCTATTAAGTTATTTCTGTACCTATCACTCATTACCATTTGCCTATTGGACACTCTTGGTTTTGTAATGCAACTTTCCAATCTAAAACACAGCCACAATTTGTACAAACTAATTTTCCTAATGTAGTAGTAGTATCATCACAAGCATTACAAATATCTAATCTTTTTTGTTTTTCTTCTGTAGAGGCTCTACGCAATATGTCAGACATTAGGCTTCTAGTGCAGCTATACGAGCTTCCAACTCTTGTATTGTTTTAACTAATAAAGGTACAAGTTTGCTTTGGTCTATGCCTTGATACTTTGGATTATTATCTTCATCGACAGCATCTTTAGTTCCACTAATAGCTTCGGGTACAATGTCAGATACTTCGTGTGCTAAAAATCCATCAACTAAAGTATTAGTGTCATCTGCTATAAAGTTAAACCTTGCTGGCTTTAGTTGTTTTAATCTTGTAGTCGCATCCCAATCATAATCTACATTTTCTTTTAATCTGTAGTCTGAAGATGTTTCATAAGCTGT